ACTTTAACAAACAAAACTTTAACAGCACCTAAAATTGGAACTTCAATTTTAGATACTAACGGAAACGAATTATTACTTTTAACGGCTACAGGTTCAGCGGTTAATGAATTAACTTTAGCCAATGCTTCAACAGGTAATGGTCCTATTCTTTCAGCAACAGGTGAAACTAATGTTGATATAAATTTAAATCCCAAAGGAACAGGTGTACTTAAAAGTGCAACTGCTGCAGTTAAAATTGCAGGTTTGGAGACTATGTGGGTTCCATCTTCAGCGATGTACGCAACAACAACTAATGGTGCTGACCCTCAACAAGTTGAAACACAAGCAGGTAGACCTGATATGAAAGTATTAGATTTTGATGCAAGTACAACACAGTTTGCACAATTTACAGTAGCTTTTCCTAAATCATGGAATGAAGGTACAGTAACGTATCAAACATTTTGGACACCAGGTAATACTAATACAGGCAACTGTCTTTGGGGATTACAGGGTGTAGCACTCGGTGATAGTGATGGTATTGATGTTGCTTTTGGAACATCAGTAAATATTACAGATGCCGGTATAGGAACATTAGAAGATCAACAAGTTTCAGCAGTAAGTAGCGCAGTTACAATTGCAGGTTCTCCTGCAGTAGATCAACTAAGTTATTTTAACTTTTTTAGAAGTGCAGATAGTGGTGCAGATACATTTACTGGTGATGCAAGACTTTTAGGTATCAAAATATTCTTTACTACTGATGCCGCTAACGACGCATAAGGTATTTAGATATGAGAGACATTAAAAATAAACTTACTTCAGGTAAGAATACAAAAAATATACAAGCCAGAAAAGGTAAATCTTTTGGTTATCAAGTCTTAGGATTTGGTGCTGGAGGAGTGGGGGCTGCTTTTATAGTAGCAACAGGTGGAACAATCACGACTGTTGATACAGATTTTAAAGTCCATACATTTACAGGGCCAGGAACTTTTGCAGTTACTTGTGCAGGAAATGCAGCAGGTAACGATCAATTAGAATATCTTGTTGCAGCTGGTGGTGGAGGTGGTGGTGATACTGGTTGTAGAGGTGGAGGAGGCGGAGCAGGTGGTTTTAGATTTGCTAGTCCCTCTTTAGCACCTGCAACATATCCTGCAAAACCTTTAGCTGGTTCAACTTTAACTGCTAGTGCAGCTTCCTTTCCAATAACAGTTGGTGCTGGCGGTGCTGGCGGTACTAATGGTAATAATTCAATTTTTTCAAGTATAACATCAACTGCTGGCGGCGGCGGTGCTGGTGGTAATTCTGGAGGAGATCCTGGTGGTTCTGGAGGTGGAGGTGGAGGACCCGGTGGTGGTAATCCTGTTACTTCTAGAGGTTCCGGTAATACTCCCCCAGTTAGTCCTTCTCAAGGTAACGATGGAGGCGCAGGAGATCCTTCTCCCCCTGGATTTGGTGGAGGTGGAGGCGGTGCAATTGCCGTAGGACAAAATGGATTTGGTAGTCCTGCACCAAGAGGAGCAGATGGAGGAGTAGGTGGTGGATTACCAAATTCTTTTGGTACTTCTGGACAACCAAGTGGTTCATATTATTATTTTTCTGGTGGAGCAGGTGCAGGCTGGTATGGAAATACAAATCCAGGTGGTTTAGGTGGTTTAGGTGGTGGAGGAAATGGTGGTGGGTATAATGGTTCATCAGGAACACCAGGAACAGCAGGAACTACAAACACAGGTGGTGGAGGTGGTGGAGAAACTTTAAATGGTTTAGGTGGATATGCTGGGGGTAGTGGTATAGTAGTAATAAGATACAAATTTCAATAAAATATAATTATGGCACATTTTGCAAAAATATCAGAAACAAATGAAGTAATTCAAGTATTAACATTAAACAATGAAGACATGATTAACGCTGATGGCGTTGAAGATGAATCAGTAGGTCAACAATATTTAGAAACACACAACAACTGGCCAGCACAAATGTGGATTCAAACATCTTACAATACTTTTGGTGGAACCCATAATAGTGGTGGAACTTCATTTAGAGGAAACTACGCAGGTATAGGTTATACTTGGGACGAAGATGATCAAATCTTTTGGCCAAAAAAACCTTATGCATCTTGGGTAAAACATAATGCATCAGCTTTTTGGAAATCACCAATCGGTGATGCTCCAGCATTGACAGAAGAACAAATTTCACAAAACGTAGCAAATACTCACGAATGGCTTTACGTTTGGAATGAAACTAATACAACTTGGGACTTGACAGATAACTTAGCATAAATTAAAAATGGTGGTGGTATGCAGAGACAAGTATTAACAGAACAATCAATTTATTTTGGAGATGTTTCGATGCCGGAACATTGGGAAATAGATCGAACTGAATTAGCACATCATATTTTACATTCTAATTTAAAAAATAAAGAACTACAGTTTTCTAAAACTTACGATAAGTTAAATACTTATATTAAAGATTTTATTAATCTTGAACATAATATCAATTTAGTTAACAAAGAAACGTGGGGAAATATTTATAAACCCAATGAGACAACAATTCCTTTATTAAATATTGATCCGGTGGATCTACGCAACTCTCCAGACTTTACATTATTATACGGTGTTAAAGTTAAGGATTGTTTTATCAAAATACATTACGATGATAATAGACGCAAGGGAAGAAGTTGGGATATAGAACTTAAAAATAATATGTTTATTATGTTTCCATCAACTAATATGTATTACTTAACTAATAATCAAAAAGATAATTTAAATTTTATACAGACTATTACCTATGAATATATCTAATTATTACTGGTATTTTAAATCAGCTATACCTCCAAAAATATGTGATGACATTATAAAATATGGGTTAACTCAAGCAGAAACTATGGCAAGAACAGGTGGTTATACGGATAAAGAATTAACAAAAGATCAAGTTAGAAATATGAAAAGAAAAAGAAACTCTGATCTAGTTTGGTTAAATGACAATTGGATTTATAAAGAATTACACCCATACATCCATCAAGCTAATAAAGCTGCTGGTTGGAATTATGAATGGGATAGATCAGAGTCTTGTCAGTTTACAAAATACAAACTCAATCAATACTATGATTGGCATTGTGATTCATTTGATAAAGTTTATAATAAACCAAATACTCCAGAACACGGTAAAATTCGAAAACTATCTATGACTTGTCAATTAACAGATGGTTCAGAATATGAAGGTGGCGAACTAGAATTTGATTTTAGAAACTATGATCCGCATATGAGAGAAGAAGCTAAACATTTGAGACAAGCAAAAGAAATACTTCCTAAAGGATCTATCATTGTGTTTCCATCATTTGTATGGCACCGTGTAAAACCAGTCACAAAAGGAACGAGATATTCGTTGGTTATGTGGAACATAGGGTATCCATTTAAATAATATGAATATAAATAATTACTTTAACACAACTATTTGGTCTGAACAAAAACCAGAATTTATAAAATCTTTAACTAAAGCATCTAATAAATATATTAAAGCTGCTAAAAATTTTGCGGAAGCTAAAACACATATAAAAAAATTTGGTGACTTTGGAAGATCATATCATTCAACACCTCTAACTGCAGATAATAATTTTTTAGATTTTAGAAATTACATCGGTCAAAAGTCTTGGGAATATTTAGATCACCAAGGTTTTGATATGCAACAATACACTACAATGTTTAGTGAGCTATGGGTACAAGAGTTTGCTAAAAAAGGAGGCGGACATCATTCAGCGCATGTTCATTGGAATCAACATGTATCCGGATTTTATTTTTTAAAAGCAAGTGAAAAAACATCGATGCCAATATTTCATGAACCAAGAACAGGAGCAAGGTCTACAAAATTAAAAATGAAAACTAACCTAGAACAAATTCTTAATGGTAATGAGCTAGTTCATTTTAAACCTCAACCTGGAACATTAATTATATTTCCAGGGTATTTAGAACACGAATTTAGTGTAGACTTTGGAATAGAACCTTTTAGATTTATACATTGGAATATACAAGCAGTACCGAAAGAAATGGCTAAAGATGTCATTTAAAAAAAATAAATACGTAATTATAAAACAAGCAATAGATAAAGATTTAGCTTTATTTTTATACAATTATTTTCATATGAAAAGACAAGTATTAGATACCTGCCTCAATGCTAGATACATTTCACCTTATGAAACACTACTAGGTCAGTATGAAGGAGCTGGTAGTCAAATCCCACATACCTATTCAAACTACTCTGACATAGCTATGGAAACTTTAATGTTAAAGTGTCAACCTATTATGGAAAAGACTACAGGATTAAAACTATACCCAGCTTATACTTATGCAAGGATTTATAAAAAAGGTGATAAATTAAAAAGACATAAAGATAGGTTTAGTTGTGAAATATCTACAACTATGAATCTTGGTGGTAATGATTGGCCAATTTATTTAGAACCAGATTCTAGTAAAGGTGGTGTAAAAAAAAGTGTTGGTTATGTATCGGATAATACAAAAGGAATTAAAATAAATTTAAAACCAGGAGATATGTTAGTCTATTCTGGTTGTGAACTAGAGCATTGGCGAGAAGAGTTTAAAGGTAAAGACTGTGCTCAAGTTTTTCTTCACTATAACAACAGAAAAACTCCAGGGTCTAAGGATAATATGTTTGACAAGCGTCCACATTTAGGTCTTCCATCTTGGTTTAAACGATGATATA